GGTTTCAAATCTGTGTTATAATAGAATGTCTTTGTCGCGCCATTGGTGAGAGTATATGCCGAAACTGGTATACTTGTGTTTGACCTTTGATTATTTAAGTCCCACCAAGGATTCGGAGTTTTAGATAAATTAAATTCCCACCCTTGTTTCAACCCAACTCCGTTGAATGATTGATTAAAATATCCTGAATACCCCTTATTAACAATAGTAAGACTTATTTCATTCAATGGCCTTTTTTGATTATCTAAGAAACCCGCAAAGTCTAAGTCATAATTAGATGTTACATCATACGCATTACTACTGGATTTTTGAGATATTCTTGTAATGTTGTTTGGAGTTATAGAACTATATTCCAATTTCTTTTCTTCCCCAAATACATTTTTTTCAAATCCAGCCTTAGTAATCGCAAGGTCAGTAAGGTTAGTTAAGACCTTATATTTCTTAACATAATATTTAGATCTTGTTTCTGTTAAGTTGTCAGGGTTAATTACCCTCCTAAACGTTCCAATCGTACCATTACTAAATGTCGCACCTGTAAATCCAATGTTAAATAAATTGAAAACATGTGTACTACTTCCAAACAATCCATTACCAATGGAATATACCTGAAATATATTAGACCCCCTATAAGTTAAAGATAACTCAACGTATTCTCCCGTAGTTAATCCATGAGGAGCAACACAGATAAATGAAACTAATCCATTACCATTCTGTGTAGTATTCCTGATTGAGAATGGTATTCCACTAGACGCAATCCAATTGACATCATTATTTGTTGTCGAGTAGTATGTTAATTGTCTATTACTATCATTCTCGTACGGGTATGTTAAGTAATACATCCAATTATAAGTGTAGGCACTTTTTGCTTTATACTGAAAGTGATTGTCTCCTATATTAGGTCTATAAAAATCAAACTCATAATACTGAGGAAAACCTCTCCATATACCACTTTGTTTTGAACCTACAGGGTCACTGTAATAAAGGTTGTATTGGAAAGGTAAATAAGTTGTTGTACCAGTATAGGTATTATCATACAAATACGTGACCTTGAAAGTTGGTCTGAATATCGTACTTGTCTGTCTCTCATCATCATAAATCTGAGCCAAATTCAAGGTCGAAGTCCTATCATACTCAGTGAGTTCTTGACTCTGCTCCTGAAGCGTTACAGAAAGTTCCTCATCTAAAGATGGGGCTCCCTTATATCTAAGTCCACTCGGTATTATTGTATACTTATTCATCTACAGAATACTTTGTTTTGAATTTATCCAAAGAGGTTTGTCCGACAATAGTTCCAAAATAAAATTGGAATGGAGCTCCAACCACAAATTTTTGTTTTAATGCTCCCGTTGCAATGTATTGTCCATTACCGACTGTACCATTGACATTGAATATATATCCTCGTGCGTTCAAATCATTAGATTCTGAATTGTTACTCCAAAAATATGGAGTATCAGATGCATATCTATCTAAAGACTGATATCTCACATTTTGTACAATATCGGAAGATGCTGTCGCCCAGTCGTTATATTGATTACCGAAAATAAGATTAGTGTTTTTTAAGTTCCACTGGTAGAAAGGTACTACCTGTGATTTTATACTATAAGGGTATGGATAATAACCTATGTCATCAGTTCCTCTAAAATTTATTCTACCAGGTGTAAGATAATCTTTAGTTTGTAAATCTTCCGTAGTAGATGAAAACCAAACCGCAATTGTTGGATCCTTTGCAGTTCCTAAAATTTGTGTAGGTGGATTTGTATCTCCTGAGAAAACATCATAATATTCAGGTGAAAAATTAATATTACCAATTTCACTATTGATTGACATCAGTTGTGCTAAATCACCATCTATTCTAAAATTTTTAATACGATACTCGTTTCCTCTCGAAAACAACTGATTTATAGAATTATCCCCCAAAGGAATCAATTGTTCTAAGAAATTTTCATCTGTAATTCTCGATATTACAAACAAATTAATCAAATCAGAAGTATCCCCATAACTTGTTGGATTTATGTTAGGTAATATAAATCCTCGAGTTGTAGGGTCAAAAGTTATCTCAGAATAGAAATAATCTTTCATTCCCAAATTTATGACAGTGGTGGGATATAATAAGTTCAAATCATTAATACCCCCATCGTCTTTATCCACTATTTTTCCAACAAATTTGTTTGTTGTAAAATTGTATGGACTACTTCTATAATAGAAGTTGTTACTATCTTGATTATAATAAACCACATCTTTACAAAACATGACTTCCCTAACCCGATTTTGTGCGTTAAAAAACGTATTAACTTGTATCGGAAAGAAATATAATGAACCGTTAATCCAATTGTTCATAAATGATTGGGCAAGCACTCCTCTACAAAGTCCATAGAAAAATCTGAATCTATATCCCCACTCATTAAAGTTGCTTATATCTTTTCCTAAATCTGCCAATGGTCTTCGTAAGAACATATAACAACCTTTCTCAACCGCATCCTTTGTAGTACACTCTTGATTAACCTCAAAAGTATTTCCAAATCCTCCGTAACACCCCAACCCGACCATATTTTCACAATTAAAAGACGATAGTACAGTTGTATAGTTGGGTAAACCTTCGACATCAGCAAAAGGGATTTCAGCACCTAAACTATATGGTGGTAAACCTATAGATGTATCTAATTCTGGAATTTCATAAAAAACAAAATTATTGTTTTGTTGTAGTAGAGCAGGATTTGTCTGCCACGAACTTCCATTAAGAGCGTCAGATGATGGTAATCTATCAGTTCTCATCACATTAATAACTTTAGATGAAATTGACATAGGATTAGCCGACAAAGAAGGATAAGCATTCGGTGTATAATATTCATATCTTACGTCGTTATAGTTGAAAAAAAGCGAAAGTATTTGTGATACTAGACCAGCGATCGAAAGACCAAATAAAACATTCAATAATAAAATTAACCCTCCAATTCCTCCACTTGCAAAAACAAGTGGAGCCAGAAGTCCAAAAGATGCAGGTGCTAAAATAAGGGGAGCTAATGGTGATATATTAAATCCAGTTATATTTGAAAATATATAAGAAGCTCCAGAAACATCCTCGGATTCATCGTATTTTGCCGCATTTCGATTTATAGAATAAAAATCATTGTTAGTTTTAGTAACCATAGCAGTTACTCCTCCCATATTCTTATCGTTTAATCTATTTATATTAGAGTTCGCATCGATGCTTCCATAGTAACCTACTGTTGAAGTTGTGAATCCCGAAAAATCACTACCAGGTGTAAAAAAATAAGAAGGATAAAACATTCCGTTCTGGTTAAATGGTTGAACAGATATATTAGTTTGATTTAATTTTTGTATTGGAATATTAACTCTTGTTTGAGCGGTAATTACCAAATTAGTATCATCAATATTTTTACCAAATAATGCCCCCAATGAATATTCATTATTATATTTCGGAGAATATGGGTCAACCCCCCTTTGTAAAATAAGAATGAATTGGTCTTCAATGTCAGAAAATGCATCTAATGGACTTATTAAATAATCATTTTCATTTCTCGTATATCCAGCTCCAATTCCGGCGACCTTCCTTTGTTTAGCTAAAATTACTCGTGTTGGAGAGACAATTACATTTGGGAAAGCTTCTAGAGTTTCAATATTCCATATCTTAATAGCATCTGCAACTGTAATAGCAGTAACCACTTGATAATATTCTCTGTCTTGCGGATAAACTTGTCTTGTTATAGTACTACCTGTAGGTAATGTATATAAAACAGTTTGGTCAGTCGTTTGAGTAACAGCATAACTAACATTAATTGAAGTTGCTTGTTGAATTGTTGTTCCAGTAATTCCATTAACAATATTATTTTCAGTTTGAGCAGTAAACAAAAAGTTTTTATCTGTTGTAGTTGCAGGATCCACCGAAGTTAGTAATTGACCTGATTCGTAAAACTGATTGGATAATACTGTTATTGTATTGTCAAAGTGAAATTTACCAAAGTTTGAATCTTTTGCAAAAGTTACTTTTATTTTATTAAGGTTGTCAAAATATGAAGGTCTCGTATTGAATATGTTTATACGTTCTCCAATAGTTAAACTTTCAGAAAAAGCAAAATGTTTTCTTTCATCAGATTCATCTGATAAAAATTTAACTACCGACGATTTTGGTGTTTTGAAAACATTCAAATCTGCAACATCATCATTATTTCCAGCAATTGCCTGTGCAAAAATATCAGACTTTATTTGTACATCATCAGATGGAGTACCATCAGCCCCAAAAATAGACTCTAATCCTTCAATATAATTTGGTGGAAATGAAACATAAGATAAAACCCCATTAGTTCCACCGAGTAATGCTTTGGAATCCACCTGAGCCTCATTACATGAACAAGATTGACAATCAGGATAAGTTATCATCGGAAGTCTTATTGTGAAATCTTTCGTTTCACATTTTAGTCTCAATCCATTACAAATAAATTGGAAGGGTCTAAACCCAAGAAGTTTTACTCGGCACAAATCACAAAGTGCTTGAATTGTAATTGTGTAAATAAACAAAAGTAAGTGAGCAACTATCAATAATACTATCCCAACAAACTGAATCACTGTGAATATTATAGAAAATAAAAAGTATAACAAATCAAAGTTTTTGAACCCATCATTAACAGGAAACTTATTAATAGTACTATCACAACTATCATCATCAATTTCTTTAATTCCAATAAATCTACCTCTCCCTCCCTTTTTGTATTGGTCAATTAATGATGATACAGTATAAACTCTATTGAATTGAAATTCATAAAAAGTGTCTTCGCAATCAATTATTTCATTTAATCTATCTATCTGTTCCGATCCAGTAAACCCATTTGTATATCCACTCCACGCCAAACCAAAATAATAAGAACTTTCTTGAAGATTTTTCGCAGTTTGACTTGGTGAATTGTTCGGATCTGTTGTGGAATTAACCCATCCATATTCTTTCACATTAGGAACCAAATAACTTGGCCTTCTAGTTTGTATGGTTAAATCGTTCGCTTGTGACCATTTTATTTTGAACCTGTACTTACTTTTAGTTGGTATACCGAGAGTAGAATCGTTAGACAAAACTCTTTCTCCAAATTCATTTGTCACAACATAATCCAAATTCATTGGTAGTTCCGTTAACCAAGTTCCATCCCCGTCGATTACATTACCCGCTTGTTCTAACTCATAAACCTCTAATACAGGATTACCATCCTCATCTTGTTGTATTGTTTGTCTTATCGCTAATATTTGACCAGGTCCTGAAGTAAGCCCACACAAATTACCCATATTATCTTTGGGTTTACAACCTCCAAATGTTTCACCAAATAGTCTAAGTCCAGGTCTAATTCTGAATTTATCAGGTGAAGAAAACATTGACCCCATAAAGACTGAAGTTGGTTGGATATCTACATTCGCATCATCTCGTAAATCAAAATCTACTCTATTGATTGATATGTCACATATTTCAGGGTCTCCCCATAAAGGAGAAATTTCAGCATTTTTAGTTAGATTAATAATTTGAGGTAAGGAATTCAAATCAGTAGATGACCTAAATTTATTCCCCGCAACTTGTGCTTCAGTTGCTAAACCCATTCTAATTAAATCTTGTGGCGTTAAAGAGAACTCACCTATGTCTGAAAGGTCAACATCCATCACAATGGTCCGTTCTCCGAGTGGAACTCCCATTATCATGTAGTCTCCACTATCATTTGTTCTAGAAGTGAACCTGTAGTACTTATCGTAAATCTCAACAGTAGTACTACCAGTTAAAACATCCGATTTTGAAGGTAGCGTCCCTGTTGCAGAGTGTTTTGAATATGATGGTGTATAAGGTAGTAAATTATATCTATATCCATCATCGTTCTTATCGTTTGGAGATTTGTATGGATATATACTTGTAATTAGTGGGTTTGATTCATCAACCTGTTCGATTGGGATGAATATTGAAACTCTAGCATTTGGGACACCAAATCCGTTATTTGCTGTGACTCTTCCCACTAAAACACCATAGTCCGCACAACTTCTTGTGTAGATATCAGTTTGTTGTATTTTAAGAGATAGTATTTCTAAGAACTCAAACTCTTGGTCTAATTGTACATTAATTGATTTGTTAATACCAAGTTCGGTCTTAATTCTATATGAATCACCCATGTAATATCTTTAGTTTATAAATAGTTTATGTGTAATTTTTAAGAATTAAAAGCACACACATTATAAATTATAAACCAAAGTGTTGGATAATAAACCGATTATGAGAAAGTAGTGGATTGGAAATTCTGAACCGAAACCTTAATATCTTTACCTGGATATCTGATTTGGTATACCTGTGATGGTTGTGCAAAAATTGTTGAGTTGACTGGTTGAATCTCTCTTGTCTCAGGATTAGAATATTCCATAGAAGTTTCCGCAGATGAATACTGACCACCAACATTGTTAAAAACTTTAATCCCTGAAACAGTTAGAACTCCATTTTGATTTTGAACAATACTTTGAATTTCAGATAAATAAACATTTTGCCCCAATTCCCTTACTTGTGGATTAAAGTAAGCGGAAATTCTATCTACAACATCCGCAATAACTTGGCCTGAATTCTGCGCTGATGTTAAAACAATAGAAACTTCAATACTCAAATCAATAACCTCAGCCGTAAGAATAGATATATAATCATTCATCATTCTATAGTTAGAAAGATACGTCGCGACATTTTGTTTTAAGGTATTTGATACAATATTTGTTAACTTTCCTGAAGTATCATATGATAATAATTGAATCAAAATTTTGTTGTTGTTTTCAGTAACTGAAACCTTGGCAGGTGCACCAAACTCTGATGGCATATTTCTGATAATAGACTCATAATCTTGTACTGTAACGGCTCTCTTTTGAGCTGAGAAGTTGAATGAGACGTAGTTTCTAATTTCTTCAAGTGACGGTAACCCCGCCCCACCGATTGCCGCTGTAACGTTATTACATCTCAAAGAATTCACTACTGAAGAGTTAGTAAGTTCGGATGGTCCATTAACAAAGAAAGACACGGTGCCAATCTGAGTGATAACGTTTGTACCTAAGTTAGTACCTAAACCACCACCAATTCTATATTGTACAAATAGAGTTGAGTTTGGAGTTAATGCAGACCCTAAAGATATGTTGTTAGAATATCTCTGTAAATCTATTGTTGCTCCTAATGTCGTGAACTGGTCAAGAGCATCTTGTGCTGTATTTGTACCACCACCAAAAGTTAATTTTTTGAATCCTTCAGGTGTATATTCAGTTATAAATCTATTTGGTGTTTGAATATACCTACCAACTTTAATACCTGGTTGGTCGGATACTTTTGTTGGATCTTCAATAAAGACTCTATCTTCAGCTAAAGCATCTACTTCATACCACTTATTAGATACCCCTAAAAATTCTGCAGTTGTTGGAATATTGGTATAATCAGTTCCACTCTTAAGTAAAACACTTGTTATACCCAACACATTTTTTTCAGGTAGAAATAATTCAAAAAATGGCTTAACATCATTTGGTGTTATAACTCTTTTGAAAACCTTAGTAATACCGTTAACAACCAACTCTCGTTTAGTAATTGTATAATTTACTAATACGTTATTGGCATTGAAGTTAGGTATCTTAAGTCTATTAGGAAATCCTTGGGCATTGTATGGTGAAGTGAAATCAACATCATATATATTTTCAAAAACAATTCCCGCTCCTGAAACTTGTGACCCTCTGGCTAAAATTCCAAGATATCTTTCATCTTCTTTATCACCGAAGGCTGGTACCGTAATTGAGAAATCTACTAAAGATACTGATGGTCTTTGTCCAGGTAGTTTCAATCCATAAGTTCTTGCAATATTATATATTGAAGATCTTTGTTGAGCATATTGTAGTACTGTTTCTTGGATACTCCTATCAATGTGATAATGTAAGTTATCCGCAACCGCAGCATTCAAGTCCAAAAATACTGAGAATACAGATGCGTCATTAAAATCTTGTATTAGTTCAGGATAATATGTCCTGACATAATTAAGTAACTCAGTTCTTATTCCCTGATAATCTCTGGTTGTATATGAAATTTTACGATTTGCCATCTATATTAAATATTAATAATAACAAAATCACTTTGAGCAAAGCTTGATCTGTTATTTGAATAATCTATTCTAATTTTTGCAGTATATTCTGAGGTACCTTTTCCCGGTAATCTGTAAATTGGAGATTCACTTGTACCAATAGTATTTTCACCTATCATAGTATCAACTTCCTCCATTGGGTCTGCTGGTGTAATTGTTATCTGATTTAATAAAAGGTTCGGCATAAATTGTTGAACCGCGTCTCTTATATCTGATTGAATTGCGTCAAAAGTCAAACCATCAAATGGTTCAAATAAGAATTCGTATAATCTAGTACCAAATTCAGGTAAATAATATCTACTTCCCTTCCTTGTTAAAAGTAAGTGAATTAAATCAGATTTTACCTGTTGAGCTTCTAACTGAGTAAGTTCTAAAAAATCACCTCGTCTAGAATCTCTGAATGGAAAATTAATACCATATGTAACTCCGTTCGCCATAAAGATAAATATAAGTCCCTTGTTTTTCCTTATAAATAGCCCGAAATAAAAAATCCCGATATATATCGGGATTAATTATTTAATTACGAAGAACAACCGAAACATTCGATTTCAATTCCTTCAGGTTTTGGTGGTAAATTCATACTACTGTAATCAACCTTTGGAACTTCTACAACAGGTTTTGGTTTTTGTACCTTTGACATATCCAATGCTAAGTGTTTAGCACCTGTAGAAATTGCCTTTGTTCTAACATAATAACAAAGAGTTTTCAAACCTTTTTCCCATGAATGGAAATGTGATGAAGTAATCTTTGACAATGTCGGATTTGACATATAAATGTTCATTGATTGAGATTGGTCAACAAATGGTGCTCTGTCTGCCGCCATATTAATCAATTCTTTCTGTGAAATCTCCCAAATAGTTTTGTATTTCGGAATCAAGTGTTCAATCCTTTTAACTTTTTTGTTGTAGTTTTTATCTTCAACATCAAGATACTGATTGAAGTTAATATTTTGAATTGACCCTTCATTCAAAATGATTTCATTTTTCAAATCCTCAGACCAAATACCAATCTTCTCAAAATCATTAATCAAGTATTTGTTCACAATCATAATTTCACCACCTACAACTCGTCTATTGAATAACGCCGAGTGAGCTGGTTCAGTCATTTCGAATGAACCTGTAATCTTAGCTGATGATGCAACTGGCATCTGAGCGGTGAACAATGAATTACAAACACCATATTCTTGAACATCTTTTTTCAATGTTTCCCAATCTAAGAATAAATCAGAATCATTAAGACCCCACATATCAAATTGGAAAATACCCTTTGACATTGGAGAACCTTTGAAGAACTCATAAGGTTTTCTAATACCTTTCTTACACAAGTCATTACTCTCAGTGACTGCGGCAAAATAAATTGATTCGAAGATATTCTTGTTCAATGATTTAGCTTCATCTGAAGTGAAAACATAATCCATAAGACAGAATACGTCAGCCAATCCTTGAACCCCAATTCCAATTGCTCGTTGTTCAAGACCACCCTTAAGACCTTTTTCTGTAGAATAATTGTTTTTATCAATAACATTATTCAACGCTCTTACCGCTTTTCTTACTTCTTGGATTAAAAGGTTATAATCAAACTTACCATCAACAATAAAGTTTTTCAACACAATTGAAGATAGGGTACAAATCGCAGTAGTTTTTTCGTCAGTGTACTGATAAATTTCATTACATAAGTTAGATTGTTTAATCACACCAATGTTTTGATGATTCGTTTTTTTGTTGGCACTATCCTTAGCACACAAGTAGGGAACACCCGTCTCAATTTGAGATTCAATTACTTTACTCCATACTTCTTGAGCCTTTACCTTACGACCAATACCCAAGTCAACCGCCTTACGATAGTTTTGTTCATACTCTTCACCATAACACTCTTGTAAAGGTTTGATACCAGCTTTGATAATGTCGTTAGGACAGAATAAGTACCAATCTTCATTATTCTTAACCGCTCTCATGAAGTTATCAGGAATCCATAATGCTGTGAATAAGTCTCTCGCTCTCAATTCTTCAGCACCTGTATTCTTTTTGATATCCAACAAGTCGAAAATATCTTTATGCCATGGTTCTAAATAGATTGCAGCACTACCAGGTCTTCTTCCTTGTTGATTAAAGAATCTTAGTGATTCATTAACAATCTTCAAGTACTTCAATAAACCAC